CATCCGCACCCTCTGGGCGATCGCCAAGTCGCCGGAGCTGCACATGACGGACGAAGACCTCCACGCGGTGGTTTACCGCGAGACCGGGAAGGAGTCCATAAAAGCATTGACCCAGGGTCAGATCAACGAGGTGGCCCGCGTCCTCCAGAATATGAAGGACGGGGTCAGCCGCAGCACCCGCCCCAAGCGCACCGACGAGGGCGGCGACGCCCGCACCATCCAGCAGCGGCGCAAAATCTACGCCCTGACCGAGTCGCTGGGCTGGAACGACAACCCCCAGCGCATCCATGGCTTCGTAAAGCGCATGACCGGCGTCGACCGGCTGGAATGGCTGAACGTGGCCCAGTGCGAGAAGGTGATCGAGGGGCTCAAGGCGATCCTGAAACGGCAGGAGCGGAAGGAGGGGGAGGGATGAAGGGGGCAAGCGACCAGGACATCCTGGCTGCGCTGGGCGGCATCATTGAGATGCAGCGCACCGCCCGGAGCGATGTGGAGGTCTGTGCCGAGACTGGGCTTGTGTTCCTCCGCATCTATTACCAGAAGCTCCCGGAGTCCGTCGCCCGCCGCCTTACGGAGCTCAACCCGGTCGCGCTGGCGGCTATCCCCGGGGCGACCGGGCACAACGGTTCCGAGAAGGCCCGGAAGAACATCACCTCAAGCGTGGCGAGCGATGCGGCCTTCGCCCAGGTCATCCGGGCGGCAAACATCTACCGCAAGAAGCTGGGCCTCGGCCCCCTGGGGGCCGACGGCAAACCAGAGCAGACGGAAGGAGGCAGCAACAGTGAGTAACAGCGAACAGGCCGGGCGCGTGTGCCCGATCTGCGGCAGGAGGTACACGGAGCGGCCCGCCCTCTCCCGGGCGGACAACGCCACGGACATCTGCCCGGACTGCGGGATGATGGAGGCCCTGGCCGCCATGCCCAGGCGGCAGGAGGGGCCAGCGGAGCGCACCAGGCGGGCCGTTCTGGCCACGGGCAACAGGTGGGCGATTGAGAACTTCAACGCCACCCACAGCTGAAAGGATGTAGTGATATGAAACGGCAAAGGAAAAAATTCCATATTGGCGATATGGTCAAAATGGTCAACTGCCTGGAGGCAGATTGTCACCCCGGAGTTATATGGGAAGTGGCAAGTGAGCCATGGAAAGTCTGCGGCAGCACGGTAGTCAAATTGAAGAACTATCCAGGCGGTTTTGATGTAACAAAGCTGGAGCGCGTGGAGGTGTAATACCATGTTGACCATCATAATCCAGGTGGATGCCCCGCCCGGCCAGGCCATCGGGATCAAGGAGGACCTGGCCCAGCACTTGGAGCGGTTTGGGGACGCCAAGGTGGTGTCCGTCACCGAGGACCTGCCGGAGCAGCTTCAGCTGGGGACCTCCGGGACCATACACTGACCCCAGGGGGCGCGGCCCCTACCTTAATGCAGCCTCCCCCAGGGAGCCGGTCACAAGCCCGGATAATGCAGAGTGAGGCTACTACGAAGGAGGTATGCTGATGAACGCACAGAAATGCATGGGCAAAAAAGGCACCCTGACCATCCCGCAGCACCTGCGGCACCAGCTGGGATTCCAGGGCGGCATGGCGCTGGACATCGCCACCACCGAGGATGGCGGGTTGCTGCTCCAGAAACATCGAGCCACCTGCAACATCTGCGGCGGTACCCATGAGGTGGTGAACTTCAAGGGCTTTGACATCTGCCGTGAGTGTTTCCTGGGCATCCGGGAGGAGGTGGAGCGCGTCCATGGCTGAGTTGGCACAGGACAGCCTGGCTACCCTCAAGACCCCGGAGGAGTGCCAGGCCGAGCAGATCAGGGCGTATGTGGATGAGTACGCCGCCCTGGCTCTGGAGGCCGGACGCATCAAGGACCGCATGGAGTGGCTGAAGGGCTACTTCGAGACCATGGCCACCGATGACCTGAAGGACACTAAGCTGCTGACCGCCTCCTATTGGGGGACGCAGAACAGCCGGGTGACGGTGACCAACGCCGCCTCGGTGAAGCCGGTGTCGCTGACCATGGTGAAGCAGCTGCTGGGCGGTATCGCCGGGGACTTCATCAAGACAGAGACCACCGACACCATGACCGCCTCCTGCAAGAAGCTGCTGGCCATGGCCGCCCAGGGCAACTACACCGAGGGGAGCCTGGACAGCGTGATCGGCCAGATCAGCGGCGATCCGAGAATCCAGGCCACCCTGCGCAAGAAGCTGAAGGGGCGATGGGACAAGGACAAGGCCATGCTGATGAAGGTGGCCGGGCTGCCGGAGCAGGAGGCCAGCGATTGGGCCTACCTGGCCGCCGAAGTCATCAACTGGGAGTGGCTGACACAGGTGCTGCAGGCTGCCGGATGGACAGGTAGCCCCCAGGAGGCCATTGACATCATCCGGGCCGCTGTCATTGTGGAGGAAACCATCAAAGTGGGCATCGAGGCCGAAGCGCCGAGAGCATAGCGCAAGAAAGGAGGGGCGGCATGGCTGCTATCGCTACACAGCAAATCAGGAAGATCTACGCCATCGGCAACGCGCTGGGGATCGTGGAGCGCGGCAACGCCGAGGACAGCCTGCACGACCTGGTGTCCTCCATCACCGGGAAGGACTCGCTGAAGGCCCTGACCTATGCCGAGGCCCAGGCGGTGATCCGGGACCTGGAGAAGCGGCAGGGTGACGCCCCTCCCCCCAGGCGCAGGCCCAAGGCGCACACTGAGCGCCCTGGCGGGGCCACAGAGGGCCAGCAGCGCAAGGCGTGGGCATTGATGTATGAACTGCAGCGGCGCGACACAGCGCCCTCCACGGCCTCCCTGGGGGAGCGCCTGTGCGGGATCATCAAAAAGGAACTGAAGGTTGACGCTGTTCCTGCCCAGCCCTTTGCCTGGCTGGAGTTCCAGACCTGCAACAAGCTGATTGAGGTATTGAAGAAGTATGTGGCCAACGTGAAAGGGCCGCCTCCGGGAGGTGATCCAGAGTGAGCGCACAGGAGGAAATCCGGCTGGAGGATTTGAGCGAGGGCCAGCAGGAGGTGGCCGCTCTGATCGGCCCGGAGAACTTCAGGAAGCTGATGGAGGTCTATGGCGGGGCCTATCTCTACATCCCCAAGACCGACAGGCTGGAGCGCATGGAGCGCAACGAGCGCATCCGGGCAGAGTTCGACGGGTACAACTTCCGGGAATTGGCCAGGAAATATGATTTGACAGAGATCACAATTCGAAGTATCGTATCAGACAAGGTGCGGGAACTTCGCGCCCGGCCCATGGACGGCCAGCTGTCCCTGTTGTAAAGCAAAAAACTTAAACGCTTTGCGTTGCTGATTTTACGGTTTAGACGGTATGATTGGTGTAAATCAATCGTACCGTCTATTTTTGCGCATGGGGGAGTTTGCTATGAACAACGCTGCAATGACATTTGACGCCGGGACCTGGTGGCTGATCGGCCTGCTGGTCACCGCTCTGATTGGGGCCGTGGTGTTCCTGGTCAAGCGGACGCTGTTCTCCCGTGTGGATGAACTGGCCAAGGAGGTCAGGGAAATCCGGGACGGCACCACGAAAAAGGGCGAGTATGAGAAGGACCAGGAGAAGCTGGTCCGGGATATCGAGCAGATCAAAAAGGATTACACGCCCAGGAGCGTCCATGAGCGGGCCTATGACGAGGTCCGGGGTGACATCAAGAAGATCACCGAGAACTACCTCACCAAGGAGGACTTCTTCCGGGAGCAGGCCAAGACCGAGCGGAAGCTGGACATGATCCTGGATATTTTGATGAAAAAGGGAGGCACCGACACATGACCAGCAACGAAAAGCAGCGGCTGAAGGCGGGGAACTTTGTCCGCAACAATGGCCGGGTGCTGCGGACCATCAATATCCTGCGGCACAAGTACAACAAGCTGTCCGGCATCCAGAATGTGCTGGAGGATGACGGTATCAGCCAGGATGAGTTCCTGGACGCCGTGAACTTCCTGGCGCTGGAGGGATACATCGACCTGCGGGACGTGGCGACGAAAGGCCCCGCCAGCCTGGCCGACAATCACTTTGAAACGCTGGAGGCCCGGCTGACGGGCAAGGGCATCCGCCTCCTGGCCGGTGGCATCGACGATAAGATGATCGAGGTGTAGGCATGGGGAGAAGATCGAACAGAAAGCACAGCAAGATCGACGGGCTGGCCCCGGAACTGAAAGCAACGGTTGAGCAGATGCTGCTGTCCGATGCCACCTATGCCGAGATCGTAGATTTTCTGGAGGATAACGGAGTTAGCATCTCCATCGCCAGCGTCTGCCGGTATGCGCAGGACTACGACGCCAACATCCAGGCCCTGGCCATCGCCCAGGAGAACTTCCGGGCCATGATGGGGGAACTGGAGCGTTACCCCGACCTGGATACCACCGAAGCCATCATCCGGCTGACCAGCCAGAATATGTTCAACGCCCTGGTCAATACCACCGAGGAGGACTGGAAGGGCATCAAGGTTGACAAGATGATGAAGGAGGCCACCGGCCTGATCCGGGCGGCAGCCTACAAGAAGCGCGGGGAGGGACAGAACCAGGACACCACGGAGGCCGGACTGGACGCCGTGCGCACCCTGGTGTTCCAGGCCATGGCCAAGGAGCGGCCTGACCTTTACGCAGAGGTGACAAAATTCCTGGCCGCCAAAAAGGCCGAGGGCTTGGAGTAGAGGTGAGGCTTATGTGGTATGTACTGCAGGTATCGACAGGCAAGGAGATGGCGGTGACCAGCACCCTGAGCAACAATCGGGTGCTGGCCTATACACCCAGGGAGAACCGCCTGATCCGCAAGGGCGGCGGCTGGAGCCAGAAGGAGTATATCCTGTTTCCGGGGTATGTGTTCCTGAATCTGGACTACACCGCCG